GAGTACGTTAGAACATCTAGGTCAGGTTACTCAAAACTACAGCACTAGCGGTGAAGACTGGGATGGAGTAGAATCTGAGTATAGTGAAACATATGAAAAATATAAAATGGAGTATTACTAATGTCTGGGTTTATAGATAATACCTCTAACATTGATGCAGCTGAAATAGCAGCAGAATACCGTACACCAGAACAAGGTGTCAGTGCTAAATCTAACAGCAATGTAAAGTGGAATGATTATAGAAGAATGACGCCTAGAGCTAACCAATCTGTTAACAGTATTACTACAGCTGGTTCACAAACCTTACAAGCACAAGATTTTGGTGGTACTGCGGGCGTAGTACCAGGGGCTACGTCGTTTAGTACAGGGTCAGCCAAAGGAGGGCAAACTAATAATGTGAATGGTGTATTTACCTCCACTGGTTTTGCTGTTATTAATACTGGTACTGGTGCTAGTAGTGCATTAGGTAATTTTGGTTTAGGGTCTTCAGGGGGCACTAGTGGACTTGATCTAAGCAACGTAGCTAGTTTTCCTAATGGCACTACCCTTGTGGGGTTTGGTACTAGAGCTGTTATTGGTGGTACTTTTTTTATAATAACTAGTGGAGCTAGTGGGTCTAGTAACTGGACAACTTGTTACGTTAGATGGTTATACCCAAACGGAGTGCTTACTATAGGGGGCACTAATTACTACAATCCAACTTATACCCTTAATAGAAGCCAGTTTTCATATGACGGTAGTACTTTTGGAAGTACAGAAACTTGGTCAATTTCTTTTGGGTTTGGGGGGACTTTAGGTACTTCTCCTATAAGTATATACCCTATGACAATAGAGTTTGCATGATGAATTTATTAAATCCACCAGGGCTACCACCTTGGTCAAAAATATCTAAAAAGCGTAAAGTAGCTAGAGTCTTCTTTATATTCTTATTACCTGTAAAAATACTACTTATGGTCTTTGGCGTGTCGTTTGGCGTTACAGCCATTTTTGGCCTATAATCTCTGTATGGCCACGGTTAAAGAAACATTAGCAAAGATCGAAGCGCACGAGAAAGAATGCAATATTCGATATTCTGCTATCGAAAAACGCTTAGATAAAGGAGATGCTAAGTTTGACCGTATGGACACTAAGTTCACGACGATGATTATAGGCGTGTATGTCCTTATCATTGGGTCTAGCTTTTTATAAGGAGGTACTTATGGCTAAAGCCGAAAAGCAATTACCACAATTAATAAACTTTGATGGTAAACAATACGATATATCTAAAATGACTGACCGTGTAGCTCAGCAATTTAACATGTTGGTTAGATTACAAGGCGAATGGCAGGATGCTGATTTTAATTTAAGAAAGATAGAAGCAGCACAAAAGACAACTGTAACAGAACTGCAAGTGTTTTTAAAAGAAGATAACATTAAAGCAGTAGATGACAGAATAATAACACCATGAACATAGAGCAATGTAAAGAAGAAATAAAACGTCACGAAGGTGAAGTTTTAGAAATATATGAAGACAGCTTAGGATACAAAACACTTGGCGTAGGGCATTTATGTAAACCAGAGGACCCAGAGTATAACTGGGAAATAGGTACACCCGTTAGCCAAGAGGTTGTAGATATGTATTACGAAGATGATTTTAATAAACATTTAGCAGAAGCTGTACATGTGTTCGGTACAGAAGAAGCTTTTTATAATTTACCTGAAAATATCCAACACGTGTTAGTTAATATGTGTTTTAATTTAGGAGGTACAAGGCTTTCTAAATTTCGTAATATGTTAGAAGCATGTAGAGCCCACAACTGGGAAAAAATGGCTGCTGAAATGGAAGACAGCAGGTGGTTTAAACAAGTAGGGAGAAGGAGTCTAGAACTACAAGAATCAGTGTTAGGCACTGAAAAGAAAAGTAGATGGCGTATATTAAGTTAAACACTTTTGGGGGATTAGCTCCTAAAGCATCACCTCGTCTATTACAAGACCAACTAGCTACTACTGCTACCGATGTAAATATTGAAAGTGGTCGCTTAGTACCTTTTAGAGATAATACTGATACCTTAACGCTTTCTAATTCTAGTAGACAAACCATATTTAAATATACAGATAGCCCAGAACGTTGGCTACAATTTGATGAAAAAGTAAATGTCGTGCGTAGTCCTGTACCAGGGGACACTAACGACACGATATATTGGACCGGCCAAACTTACCCTAAAATGGGTAGAAGTTCTGATGTTATAGGTGGTAGTGTATTTCCAAATGCTGCTTACAGACTAGGTATACCTGCTCCAACAGCCGCTCCGACTGTAGCCGCGGTAGCACAAACACAGTTTGATGGCATTATTCAGTTTACCAGTGGAAGTTCTACTGTTACCATCACAACTCTTAGTAGTGGTAGCCCTACAGCACACAGTGCGGTCGAAGGAGAGTATGTAAACTTAGCTGGTTATTCAACCACTCAAGGCGTAGCTGCAGATAATATAAATGGTAGTTTTAAAATAAGGTCAGTTCCAAGTACTTCTACTCTTACTGTTGAATTTTCAGAAGCTGCAACTGGTTCAGGCAGCAGTTCTTCTGTAACTAATGGTGTTTCTATAGGGGGTAATTCAGATGCAGAACTAGACTATGAAACCTCCTATGTTTATACCTTTGTTTCTGCCTACGGAGAAGAAGGACCCCCTTCTCCTGCTTCTACTGTTATAACCACAGATAATAATATGACTGTAGCTCTTTCTGCTTTAGAAACTTCTAGCACTATAACTAACTTAAACCTAAGTAAAAAAAGAATATACAGATCAAACACAGGTTCTAATACAACAGAGTTTCAGTTTGTGGCGGAAGTAGCTTTAGCTGCTGCAACTTATACAGATACTTCTAAAAATAGTGACCTAGCAGAAGTTATACCTTCAACGTATTGGATTGCACCACCAGATGATGACGCTAGTTTATACCCTGACGGGCCTATGAAAGGACTACTTGCTTTAGGCAACGGTACTTTTGCAGGTTTTACCGGCAATCGTGTTTGTTTTAGTGAAGCCTACCAACCACATGCATGGCCCGCTAGTTATAGGTTAGGTATAGAAGAACAAATTGTAGGTATGAAAGCAACAGGAAATGGTCTGATTGTAACTACAGAAGGACCACCTTACTTAGTAACGGGTACTGACCCATCAGCAATGGTAGCAATTAAAATAGAAACAGCCGAAGCGTGTTTAAGTGAACAATCTATGGTAGATATGGGTGAAGCTGTCTATTATGCTGGACCTAACGGCCTTATGATTGCAGCTGGTGCCCAAGTAGAAAATGTAACAGAACCTATTATTACACCCGAACAATGGCAAAGCACTTATTATCCTAGCACCATAGAGGGTTTTTATTGGCAAGGTAGGTATGTAGGCTTTTATAATACTGGCTCTGGTTTTGGTGGTTTTATATTCGACCCCCGACAAGGTACAAATGCTCTAATAAATTTAGATGCAAGTGCGCTCATACGTGGTGGGTTTACTGATCCAGATGACAATGAACTTTATTTAATAATAGCTAACAAGATTAAAAAATTTCAAGGCAGCACCAACAACCTTACATTTAATTGGAAAAGTAAGGAGTTTGCAATGCCTAAGCCTACAAGTTTTGGTTTTCTTAAAGTAGATGCAGAAGCTTACCCGGTTACTTTAAAAGTATACGGAGATGGTAATGTTATTTATAACGCCACTATTTCTACAAGTGGTAGTGCATTTAGTGTTACAGGTACAACGCCTAGTTTTAGTGCTACAGATATACCAGAACCTATGGTACGTTTGCCCGCTAGTATGCATAAGACCTTTGCATTTGAAGTAGAAAGTGCAAAGACAGTAAACGAAGTAGCCTTAGGAGAATCAGTAGACGAACTTAGGGCAGTATAATGTCTACTAAATTACCAGCCCTTAAAAACATACCCCCTAAGACAGATAGAGAGTTAAAGTTAGCTCTTGATGCCATAAAAGAATCTTTAGAAATAAGACTTGGTCAACGTGGGGACCCCTTAGATAGAGCAGTAACTTTAAGAGAGCTAAAAGATTCTGGTATTGTAAAGGTATCAAACAGCTCCCCTGGGGTTAGTGAGGGCATACAGCCACCAGACGAAGACCCTCCTGGCAATCTTACAACACCAACCTCTCCGACAAACTTAACCGCTTCAGCTGCTTTTACTTCTATAACTTTAGGTTGGACTAAAGCTAATTATGGTAATCATGCATATACAGAAATATGGAGATCAAAGGCTAACGCTCTTGGTGGTGCTACTCTTTTATCTACCACCAATGCGTTTGTATATACGGACGAAGTCGGATACAACCAAGAGTATTACTACTGGGTAAGATATGTAAGCACTTCTGACGTACCAGGTTCTTTTAATGATACCGAAGGAACTTCTGCAACAACTTCAACAGACGTAGGTGCGGTTATGCAAAGTCTTAGTGAAAACTTAAGCAACTTACCTGGGTATAGTACGCTAACAGGTTTAATAACTGCAGCAAATGCTGAAGGCGCGGAAGCTGCTAGAGTAATTAAAAGCAGTAGTGCGCCTACTACAAGAGAAGATGGCTCTGCTATACAGGAAAATGATATATGGTATGACACTGACGATGGCCAGGTGCATACACGTAACGGTGCTAACAATGCTTGGGTAGCTGCTAGAGATGCCACTCTTGTAAATTTATACGGTAGCACTAGTTTTACTGGTAGCACTGTTACAGGGGCTCTAGCTACTGCACAAGCTGATATTGTTACAGTTACAAATGCACAAAGTTCTACAGCTTCTAGCTTAAGTAGTTTGACTAGTACAGTAAATACAAACACTGCTAACATAGCTTCAGAACAAACAACAAGAGCTAATGCTGACTCTGCTTTATCTACAGATATAACTAACTTAACGTCAACTGTAAATAAAAAGAACAAAACTTTTTTACAAACTAGTGCACCTGCAAACGATGCTACTAATGATCTAAAGACAGGGGACCTTTGGGTAGACTCTGATGATGATAACAAGCTCTACAGGTGGAATGGTAGCTCATGGGCCGTTGTCCGAGATACAGCTAACGATGGCAAAGCTACTATATTTACTCAAGATGATGTACCAACTAGTGGTGTAAAAGCAGGTGACCTTTGGTTTGATACTAACGATAGCAATAGACAGTATCGTGCTATGGCAGATGGCTCAGATCAGGTTACGTCCGGAGAGTGGGAAGAGGTACGTGACGTAACTTCTCAAGCTGCTATTGCTACTGAAGCTACAACAAGAGCTAATGCTGACTCAGCTAACGCCACTTCTATAACTAACTTAACTGCTGTAGTAGATGTAAAAAACCAAACCTTTGTACAAACTAGTGCGCCTACAGCCATAGCAGCTGGAGACTTATGGATAGATTCTGATGATGATAACAAGTTATATAGAGCTACAGGGGCTGGAACAGGCAATTGGGTGGTTGTAAGAGATACAGCTAACGATGGCAAAGCAACAATATTTACCCAAGACGCTGTTCCAACTTCAGGTGTTAAGAAAGGAGATATTTGGTTTGATACTAATGACAGCAATAGACAGTACCGTGCCGACTCCGATGGTTCAGATCAGGTTACGTCCGGAGAGTGGGAAGAAGTGCGTGACGTTACTACCCAAGCAGCCTTAACTAGTGAGGCTTCAACTAGAGCAGCTGCAGACACTGCTAATTCTACTGCAATTACTAATCTAACCGCTACCGTAAATGCAAA